CACAAGCAAACACAATGCAAGCTGCACAGGCGGCTCCTGCAGTAGATGCGGCTATGCAAGCTACACAAGCTGCACAAGCTAACCCACAAGACCCACGTGCGCAAGTAACTGCTGCACAACAGACTGCCTCATCAGTAGGTAATCTACAAGCTGCGCAGGGCAATGCTTCTCTTATTAATAATCCAGTACAACGTCAGATACAACAGGGTGAGTTAATTAGTGGTGCTGCTGATGCGGCTACTGCCTCTGCCTTTACTGCACAAGTTCAGGCTGCACAGGCTACTCCATCACAACAGGCTACTGTACAGGGACAGCTTGATGGATTGATGCAGCAGTTCCAAGGGGGTGCTACTCCAACATGGGCTGCTGGGGCAATGAGGGCTGCTACAGCGGCTATGGCTGCTCGTGGCTTGGGTGCTTCATCTCTTGCTGGTCAGGCTATTGTACAGGCTGCTATGGAATCAGCAATACCTATTGCACAGGCAGATGCTGCAACACAGGCACAGTTTGAGGGTCAAAACTTATCTAACCGTCAGCAACGTGCGATGTTAGCAGCACAACAACGTGCGCAGTTTATGGGTCAGGAGTTTGACCAAGAGTTTCAGTCACGTGTACAGAACTCTGCACGTATTGGTGACATAGCCAACATGAACTTCACTGCTGAACAGCAGGTACAGCTAGAGAACTCACGTGCTGTGAATACAATGAACCTAAATAACCTGTCTAACTCACAGGCAATGGTTATGGCTGAAGCATCTGCATTGGCACAGTTAGACACGCAAAACTTAAATAATAGACAACAGACTGCCGTACAAAATGCTCAGTCATTCTTGCAAACAGATATGGCTAATCTATCTAATCAGCAACAGACTGAACTGTTTAAATCTCAACAACGTGTGCAGTCTATGTTTACAGACCAAGCTGCTAAAAACGCTGCAGCGCAGTTTAATGCATCAAGTGAGAATCAAGTTGACCAGTTCTTCCAGCAGCTTGGTTCTCAAGTATCACAGTTCAATGCGACACAAGCTAACGCACAGGCGCAGTATAATGCAGGTCAAATTAACACAGTCAACCGCTTTAATGCTGAACTGAATAACCAGCGTGACCAGTTTAATGCCAACAATCAAATGGTAATTGCACAAAGTAATGCGCAGTGGCGTAGACAAATTGCTACAGCAGATACTGCAGCAGTTAATCGTGCTAATGAATTAAATGCTAATGCTATCTTGGATATCAGCAAAACTGCATATAATAATTTGTGGAACTATTACAATGATACAATGGAATGGGCGTGGACTTCTGCTGAAAATGATAGCGATAGAGTTGTGCAGATGGCATTAGGAGAGTTATCCGCTAAAACAAGTATAGATATGCAAAATTTAAAAACTAACGCAGAAGAAAGTGGTGCTATTGGTGGTTTCTTTAGTAGTTTATTAACTAGCCCAACAGCAGGAACTATTTTAGGTAGCATTTTTTGTTGGGTAGCCAGAGAGGTGTATGGTCCTGCAAACTATGATTGGGTTTTATTTAGGGAATGGATGTTAACCAAAGCACCAAAATGGTTATTACAGTTATATAAAACCCATGGTGAACAATTTGCTAAATTTATTAGTGATAAACCTAGAGTTAAAAAAATAATAAAAATATTGATGGATAAGGCTATAAAAAAATGAGTATAGAGCGTCAACCGGGAAAACTTGCTACCGCAAATTTACGTAGAGCAGTTTCTGAAATGCAAAAAAATAAAGCAAAAGTAAAACCTCAAACTAGAACAGGTTTACTTTCACGTAATAATATGGTAGAATCAAGAAATAAAACAGAAGAAAAAACATCATCTGAAAGTAAAAAAGTGCTAGATTATATGATAGCTATTCGTGAAGCTATGTCTGTTGATGATAATGAGGAAGTAGTATAATGGCGTTTAGAGAAACTGGAAATTTTGATGCACCTATTCCGGGTCAAGGTTTAACATCCGAACCAGGTTCCCGTCCTTGGCAAAGTCCACCAGAGTTTTCTACAGTAGATCAAGGTGTAGAGTTCTATGTATCTCGTATAGTAGAGCCAAAAATGGCTGCACAACTTTTAGATATTATTGAAATGGGTATTCCCTTAACTGCCATAGCCGAAACACTAACTCTTGGCGGTGTTATGCAGGGTATGCATACAGTTGATGTTGGTGTACTTATTAATCCTATTTTAGTGGAATTAATGGAAGGTCTTGCTAAAAATGCGGATGTTAAATATATTGTGGGTGATGTAGATGACGATAATTTACCCGATCAAGGTATTATTAATAAAACTATGTCTAGTTTAAATGAAATGGATAAAGACGAACTAGAAAGTGCAATGATGGAAATAGATAATACAGAGACCCTTACGGAACCAAAAGGTTTAATGTCTCGTAAAGGAGTAATGTAATATGGCTTTTAGATTACAATCTTTTTTAGCAGGTGCTGCAAAAGAAGCAACTAAAAATTTACGGGCTAGAGATGAAGACCTTTTAGAATCAATTAAAAATAGTGCTTCTAATTTAGCTAAAGAAGCTAAAAATGTACGTAAAGAACGTATGAATGCTATACGCGAGTATGGCAGTAAAGGTAGGCGGTTACGCAATGAATATGGATTAAATGACGGTCAAATTCAAACTATTTTATCTGATGGTGTAGAAAAATTTGATACTTTTGTTAAAGATGTGCAATCCGGGGCATTAAGACATGTTCGTAGTGGTGGAACAATGGAAACTTTTAATACACGAGATTTTATTCAAGAAAATCTCTTTAAAAGTATTAATGTTGATAATCCTGGCGAAACTCAGTATATGAGCCTAGAAGATCAATCTAAATTGTATGGTAGTTTATCTGTGCCTAGCACCCTAGATGCAGATGCTGAAGCTGCAGGTATTTCAGCGCAGTCCCAAACTTTATTTGGTGGAATGAGCGAAGCAGATGCACGAAAACGTCTAGGTACTTTTACAGGAGCAGAACAGTACTCTGGTCCGGGTTTTGCTTCTTCTGGTTATGCTTATCAAGCACCCGCTGTTGGTTTGGATACTGAACTTGCTATGCAAGCAGCGGATGCGAGTATTCGTAAAACAGAATCTGGTATAAAAGTAGATCAACAAGCTATTGAACTTTCAAAACAAAAAGTTAAATCCATGATAGCAGACACTAAAATTGCAGTGGATGTAAACAAAAGAACAGCAGAAAAAGAAAAGTTATTTCAAGGTCCAGAACTTGCAGCATTGAAAGCTAATACAGATCGTATTAATCAAGCTATTAGTAATGACCAATTAAAAGGTGACGCATTAGAAGCGGAATTAGCAACTGTATACGCTACTCAAGGAGCCACAATAGAGAAAGCAGAATTACAAAATGATTTAATACGCGCACAGATAATTGAAACTGGTACGTATAAAGATGCTGAAGAACTGGCATACTCTAGTATAGCTGTTGCAGATAAAGCGGAAGCAGACCTAGCTGAAATGAAAGCTAGTGGCAATTTTGATCAGACTGAAATTGCAAAGCAACAAGCTATTGCAACAAGTGCTAGAAACAGCGCAGATGAGAATTTAAAGTTGATGGGCGATCAAGTGAGTGAAGACTTATTTAGTAAAATAAATTTAGATAACTCATTTAGTAAAAAATTACAGGCTGCGTCCACCGCATTCAATGTAGGTATGGAATTTTCTAGCATGGGAGATGCTATTTCAGGTATGTCAGAAGGTAAAATGCCACAATTTCTTACTGCTCTTGACAGTGTAATTAAAGACCTTAATACCTCTTATGGTAAGTATACAGCAGGAAAGAATTTTGTTGCGGGTAAAAGGAATACGTTTAACAAGGCTATAGATGCGTATTCAAAAGAAACAACTTTTATAGACGCTAAAAAGCCAGCAACTAGAACAGACGTATTAAAAAAGAGAGGAGCTGGGGAGGTAGTTGATTTTGGAAGGTTTGAGTTAGTAAGACCCAGCAAAACAGATGATGAGGCTACTAAAAAAACATTTATGACTAAATTAACTGCATTAGCTGAAATGGCTAAACCGGGAGATATTACCACTATACCCACAAAGGATGGCACAAACAGAATTTATGTAATGGGTAGTGCTGGTAAATGGTTACAACAATAATAGCGAGTTGTTAAAATGAATGAAGATGATTTTATCTTTGATGACGATGATGATGCTATTGTTAATCAAACTCCTGTAGAGGAACAGTCTTCAAACGAAGATGATTTTATCTTTGATGACTATAAAGACGATAGTCAAGAAGATATTAGTTCTGATTTATCTCTTGAATCTCAAGAGCAAGACTTCATATTTGATGACTATGATGATAGCCAAACAGTAGGAGATGTATCTTCTGCTGTTGCACCTGTTTCTGTAGAAGAACCTGAAGCACCTGAAGGTTATGAATACAGCATGGAACTGGTCACTGACAGTGAAGGTAATACGTCAGCACAAAGAGTACTAAAAAAAGTAACTGGTAGATTTGAAGGGCCGGAGTACACTGATCCAGCATTTACTTATGAGGACACTGGTGAGGCATTAAGCAGACTAGGATCATCTGTCTATGATACACTATCTTTAGTAGATACAGCACCTAAAAATGTATTCGGGGAAACATTTACGGTAGACTATGTGCCTGAATATCTTAGACCCTTTGTTAGAACTGTAGGTAAAGCAGTTGACGGTACTATTGTTCAGCCTGTTTTTGGTACAGCAAAAGACTTAACAAACGTAGCTTTAGGAACTTTAGACTTAGGTTTACAATTTGGTAAGGAATCTATACAAGGGATAGGAACAGCAGTTACTCGCGCTGTACATGAAGGTATTACAAGTGAGAGTGATGCTGTAGATAGTCTCACCTCTCTTCCCGGTTCTAATAGTGCTAAAGATATTCTTTCTGCTATCAAAGAAGGTGCTAAACTTTTAGATATAGAGGGTACCGATATTATTAAGGCATCCCCCAAAACAGCAGGAAAACAATTAACTCGTGATGCAGTACTCGCATTAGAAACTGCAGGAATTATATCTAGTCCCGCTATTGGTGCTAGAACTGCCCTTGCTCCCTTACGTGCTGCAAAAAAAGAAATAGCAGATGCTACTCGTTCTGCTAATAGACGTATTCGCGTAGACGAAGCAAAAGCAAATGAAGCAAGACTTATAGCCAAAAGACGGGCTAAAGCAGCAAAGGATGTGCGAGATCGTGCTAACGAAGCTGACAAGGAAGCAAGAGCAACAATAACAGAAATAGAAGAAGAATTGTTAGACGGTCAAAGCATTCACCGTATAACAAAAAGTGGTAGAATTGCGATTGATTATGACAAAGCTATCGACTTAGGTAAGAAAAAAACAGATGAGTTAATATCTGGTGAATTAGCTGATGATGTAGTATTGCAGGATGTTGTGGGTACAACTAATCAGTTACTTCATCCTATACTTAATCCCGACAAATTTGAACCCGTATTAGCGGCTCTTATGAAAATGAAAGACCGTTATCCTGATGCCTTTAAACCTGCAAAACATTTAGAAGGTCCATATAAAGGCAGAAAAAAAACTTTTGGTCAGCAGTTAAAAGATTTAGTTATTGCTAATACAGATGAAGCTAATCAAGAATTATTTGATATTGCTTCAAGATACGGCCTTACTAGGGATGACTTAGCTAATATGATTATGAGTGGTGACAGGATAGCTGCGCAAACTTTACGAGCAAAAGGTATTGCTTTACAGAAACTCAGACGAGGTGGAAAAGAAACACCTGCAACAAAATTAGATGACGCACAGGTAAAACACGAAAAAGACTTTGATGATGCTGCAAAAAATATGTCTACGATTTCACAAAATATTAAACGCGGTGAAAATATTGTTTTAGGTTTATTGACAGGTACAATTGGAACAGCCGCACGTAACCTTGAATCCTTTCTAATTAGGTCTCCTTTAGAGGGTCTAGTAAGAGTTATGGAAGAAGCCACAATACAAGCAAGTAATAAAATAAAGGCTAGAAAATTTGTAGGTCCACCAGAGCCACCCAAATTATCAAATGACGAATTAATTGTATTGGCTGACCGTAATCCTCATGCTACCGCATTAGAAGGACTATCTAATACGTGGGATATAACTCGTGGTAATCCTAAACAGATGCAAGAGTTAGTTGATTACATATCTTCTAGTGCAGGAAAAGAATATGCTCAACTTAACAAAAGGCTATACTCAAACATCGAAGAACTACAGATGGGTTATGGTAGAGGAGAAGGTAAATTAGGAGATACCACACTAAGTGCAATGGAAGATTTAGTGCAGGTTCTTAATGCGCCTAACCGTTGGCAAGAATTTCATATTCGTAATGGGCATTACTTTGGTAGTATACAACAACAAATTCAACGTGAATGGGGTCTTAACTTTATAGAGACTATGAACAGAAGAGGGATAAAAGACTTCTTAAATGATTCTCCACAACTCAGACCTAAAGGTGCGCGGTCTTTTAAAGACATACTAGCAAAAGCTACAGAAGATGCACTAGAGATTACGTATGCGGCTGCACCTAAAACACAAACTGGTAAAGCTGTTATAAATTGGTTTCGTAAAACACCCTTTGCCTCTGTGCTTATGGCTTTCCCTAGATTTTCATTAAAAGCAATGGAATACTTTGGCGCAACTTTTGCTGGCGCACCGTATGTAATGGCTAGAAGGGCATTGTCTAAAGGTAAACCTAGTCCAAATGATACTAATTTAATTGCTATGAATGTAGCTGGCGGTGTCGGTGTTGCCTCTGCTACCATGTATCGTTTATCGGATGATGCTCCTGCGGATTACACTAAAATAAAAACACCGGGTGGAAACGAAGTCGATACTACATACTTAATTCCCTTACCTCAAATGCTGTGGTTTGGGGAACTCTTTGCGCAATGGATCAAAGGCGATGGTGATGTTAGCGACTTTCTTAAAGGTGGGGGAAATAAAAAATTTGTAGAGTTATTTACGGGTACAAATGCTAAAGCAAATCAACAGCTAGGTACAGTCTTTAATAATTTAGTAGATTCTATGTCAGATAAAGATAGTCTGCGTAGCGATCAAATTGTATCCAAAACCGTTGGTGATTTTTTAGGAAGTTTAGCGGGTAGACCCTTTAGACCACTATCTCAAGTAGTAGATGCAGAACGAATGTTAGGTAAGAGACCTTTAGAGTTTAGGTCTTTTTCCGCTGATCCTGTTATTGACAATATGCCAAAGGCTATTGTTAAACGTATGGGTAAGCAACTACGGAATCAAGGTATACTCAGATCAGCAGAAGAAGAAAAAACATTTCCTATTAAATCTTATCCGTTTAATCCTGAAGGAAAGACCAGAGTATTACCAGCGGCTAGACTATTTTTAGGTGCAACTATAACATCTCCACCTACAGAAATACAAGAATGGTTAACTGGCAGAAACTACAGACAACAGTATTTATTTGAAGGACGTACAGGCATAGATACTGTAGATGATGTCATCACTGAAACTTTTAATAATATAGCCATACCAGCTATAACAGAAATTATGAAAAGTGAAAAATCTAAAATGTCTAAAGCTAAAACTCGTGAAGAAAAGAAAAAAGTGTACAAAGAAAGCCGCGAGTTAGTTGATGCTTTTTTAACCAGAGTTAAAAATGTAGCGTCTTCCACGCCTTACAAATTTAGAGAGGGCAAAGTAGATGAAAAGGGTGTTCGCACTACTGGTACTTTTAATCAAAAGTATGTAATAGAACTTGCCAGAGTCATGCGTTTGAATAGTGATGATTTAAAAAGGGCAATGGAGCAAACTAGAAAACTTATGGATATGCCAAAAGATGCACCTTTAGATTTCACTAACACTCTTATGTTAAGGAATATCGCAAACGCAGGGGAATTAAGAAAGAAAAAAATAAGGGATGTTGTAAATAAAGCAATACCATCTCTTAACTAAAAGAGGGGGCAATTAAGCCCCCTTTTCTATGCGCCACCATCCGTCATACTGCTTTATACAATCACATATGTCATTGGCTAATGCCATACCAAACATATACAGAAACCACAGTGTAACAATAAGAAAGGGCGTAGCCTTAACGATTGTCACCAGAACCCTGAAGCTGTCCCCTAGATTTACGGTCAGCCAGTTTCTCAAGATTATCTTCCATGACTTTGCCAAGGTTCGCTCCTAACTCTTTTGATAGCACGGCTATATACCAACATACATCACCTAACTCCTTTGTAATCTCTGCACGTTTAGCAGGGCTATCCCCATCACGTATTAACTTTTTAGCCTTGTTAGCAATCTCACCTGCCTCACCAGCCAGTCCTAACGTCAAGTACGCTAGGGCTGTTTCTTTTGGGAAGATGGCTGTAGTACAGGCTTTGTTCTGGTAGTCTGATGCGGTTATGCCACTCATCTGTTTCTCCTTCATCCACTGTTTAGCTTCCTGCTCTAGCTTTTCCATTCTGTGTAATCCTCTCAAGGTTATCGTAGAATGCAGTATTCCATCCACGTACCCACTCACGATGCTGCATAGTATTCCTATCCATGCCGCTGTCAGCCATGAAGAAACCCTTCTTAGCCTTACCGCACTTACCTTTCTTAAAAGCTTCGTAGCCCCACTCAAACTGAATCTTGAGTGGAGCATCGTACTTACTGAGGCCATTACGCCGCATTAACATTCTCCTGTACTTGGTAGTTGAACAACTTAATTGCTGTAACCTTATCAATCTTAAACCACTCACCCTTACGGTCTACGGCAAAGTGTTCAAAGATTTTGTGCATCTCACGCTCCTTAACGTGTCTATCTTCTGCTGCTAATTTAGCAATGATTTTGTAATCCCGAAACGGAGATGAAGTCTGGTAGCCATTCAAGCGATCTTCAGCTATACTAGCTTTACCTACCTTAACCCACTCAGGCCAAGCAGAGTTAGTAATGATGTACACATCACCCTGTTCTGTACTTTCAATCTTACTATGTGACCACACATCATCCAAAGACTTATACCTGCCGGGTTTATGTAACGGATGTTTCTTTGAAACTTCTTTACCGTTTACATACATCCTTTGTGCATCACGTTTCTTGACGGCCTCTGGATTATCTTTGTAGTACATTGGTTTTCCTGAGTATGGGTTTACCTTAAATCGTTCCATTAACATTTGTTAGTCTCCCTCTGGCTGCGCCTCTGAGGTTTCGTTTACAGAAGCTACTAGCATCTTGCTAAAGGCATCCTGTGCTACTTGCAATTGGTCTAGGTCAAACCTAGCCTGTGCAATCTTGTTATTCAATGAAGCAACATGATTAACCATAGCCTTCTGGTTATCTTCTAGTTCTTCAAAGTCGTACTCTTTACCATCAATGGTAATCATTCGGTTATCATCATTCATTTTCATTCTCCTTTTCTTTCTGTTTTAGTTTCTGCCACTCTTCATAACTAGGATGGCTACGAGGGGGATTGTACTGTACCCAACCGTCCCCTCGTTTCCATACCAACTTATCACTACGCTGCTTCGATGTCAACTATTTCACATACCCCTGCAGTACACGCTAACTCACGTCCACCTGAAGTGGTATCCTCTTTCTCAAACTCTTGCAGCAATGACCAGTCTACATTCTTTGGCATCTTTGTCAAGAACTCTTTGTAGTTATCTTCATCTATATCCTGATAAGGTGCTTGCTGATATGTATGCTCACTGAATGGCAGGAAGCTGATACCAGATACCTCATCAAAATGCTCATATACCCAAGAGCCTACAGACATCCATTCATTTTCCTTAACTGAAATTGTTACGCTAGGCTTATGTTCGCACCAGTGACGCTGATAGGTAAGCCACAACTCAAGCTGCTCAATGGCATTCATCTGTGTCCTAGTGATTGCACCAGAGGGTGACTTCATAGGGAAGCTGAACACTGTTGTGCTGTCTGGCTTCATTACATCAGGCTCTGCTGGAATACCCTGTGACATAAGGAACTGTGTGAGTGGGTCTTTGTTATCACCACGTACAGTACGAATGTAGAATGGGTTATGCCGTGCATGGATACCTGATGCTGCATCAGTAAGCTGAGACACAGTACCACTAGGCTTTACACACGTAACTGCAGTAGACTGTGGTATTTTAAGCTGCTTCGCCATAGCTGCATTAGTCTGCACTGCAGTATCACGTAGGACTTCCAGCATCACCTCAAGCGTATTGCCTGTTGTAGATGTCAGTTTGTTGTCCATTATACCTGTTAGTGATACACCAAGCAAGCGTTCTTCCTCTGTGTTCTTTTTCCATACATTACGTAGGTACTTGAAGTTAGTCAACGTAGCTTGGAACGTACCTAGGATAGTAGCTAGACGTACCTTTTCTTTGAGTGTGTCTACTGTATCACTCTCACGTACAACTACCTCTGACAGATTACAGAACTGGTATGGACGTAGGATAATCTCACTGCAAGGATTACACCCGAAGTCATGGTCAGTCTCACGTCTGCCATTCTTAGCAGCTTGCTTGATAGCTGACTGCCTGTTGAAGATACCACGCTCACCTGACTTGCTGTCATACAGAGACAACCACTCACGCATGAATGTACCCATCTCAGGCTTAGTCTTGTATGCCACAGAGTTATTAGCCAAGGCACGTTGTCCTTCATTCTCCCACCACTGACCTGACTTGGCATGTGCCATCTGGTCATCATTGAGATTAGACAATGAAATCAATGCACTACGGCGTACACCACCAACAACTACAACCTCACCAATCTTACACATGATGTCGTGACACTCAATTGGGTAGAGCCTACGTCCTGCTGCACCCTTAAACTTCTGTACAACAAACTCAAACAACTCAACTAGAGGCTGTGGGCCTGATGCCCTACCGCCAAATGTCTTGAGGCGTTCACCTGCTGCACGTACTTCAGACACATCCCACTTAGGAATCTGTCCAGTGTACAGCATAGCAATCAGTTCCTTGAGTGACTTAGCCCAACCCGGACGTGAATCACCTACCTTGATTACTGTGTCTGTGTGATGGAAGTCTTCATTCACAATAGGTAGTTTCTCAATGCAATGACGCTCCACAGAGAAGCCTACACCTGTGCCACACATGAGGATGTACATTGTCTCATCAAACGCACGTGGGCTATCCACAGGTACGTATGAGCAGTTGTATCCACCTACGTGGCAGCGGTCTAGTGCTGGCCCTGCAGTCATCAATGCCCTCATGCTAGGCATGATAGCTTGACTAAGTACAGCTTCTTCTAGTTCACCTCTTAGTGAATTAGAAAGCTTATAACCATGATTGCTAGACAAGTGGCTAGCCATGTAATTAAAATATCTTGATACAGTTTCACTCCATGTTTCCCTTCGTTGCTCATCCTCTTTCCATCGTGCATATCGGGAAAGAGCAATAAAGTTTTGGTAGTCTGTTGGTAATTGATTGCTTTTCATTTCATTACTCCATTATAGTTCTAATTGTCTTGATGTCAGCACCGTCTACATCGTAGAAGTATTCACGTATGCCATCTTCTATCTCTTCTCCAACCTGTCCGTCAGCAGGTATAGGATATTCTTCTTCATCTACGTCTATGGTAATGAATAGTTTAACTCTTGCCATCAGCCATCACCTCTTCAATCAACTTGTCCAAGTACCACTTGGCTTTTTGCAAATCCTCTAACGGCTTATCTTTGTAATCAAAACGCCAAAGATATTTTAGAATGTTACCTTGTAGGTAATATTTGAATCCATCACCAGTAGCAGCACAGATAGCATGAATACACTCAATGCCTGTCTGATTGTAATGTGGTGGACTATTAACCATGTCAACATAATCTGTTGAAGGCCACATTTGTTTTACATCTGATTGTTTACTTGCTTGTGCCTTCTTTAACTTATCTTGTTCCCCCATTAACTTCATAAACTTTTCATGTCTACTCATGCTGAACCCCCTGTCTTGGTGTTAAAAGAAAGGTGTACTACGTTACCGTCATAGGTTTTCTCTACACCTGCCTCTCTTTCATCCTCAAGTTGTACCTCAATATCCATCTCGTTGTCAAGGACTTCCATCACATAATCGTGAACAATATCTCGTATTTCTTTTGACTCTTCCATTATAGGTACAGTAGCACACATCATCTTACAGAAGTGCATTACCTGTCCATAGTCATCATCATCCATTTTGTTTTCAGGAAAGGCCATGATGGATACGTCAATCTCGCCACTCCACTTACCGTCATCGTCAGCGTAAGGACGTAGGCGTATAACAAAGTCTTCATCTTCTATCTGTTTCTTTAGCTGTTCCATATCCATGTGCTATCTCCTTTTTACTTTAGTGCCGCTAAACTTTATAAACTTTGGATGTTTATTTCTACCCTTTTCTTTCAGCCAATCTTCTGGAATGATGCGATCATAATATCTAAACCCATGCTTGATGCACCAATCTGCATACGATGACTTAGCCCCTTTACTTAGTTTAGCTTTACTATTTGTGAACACAAACCGAATATCCAGTTTGGGATGTTGTTTCTTTATGGCTATATGCTTACGTCTATCTGCTGCCATGAACCTACCCTTTGTTTCAATTATAATACCATTATCTAAAACAAAGTCTGGTGTATAGGTACGGTAGGCTAGGTCTTCCCATTCAATCTTAATACACTCATAATCGTATTTAATCTTATGCGTGTCAAGATAAATCGAAATGTTATGCTCTAGCCCACTACGATACCCATGTTTGATTGCCATACGTCTTGCTTTATGCAGCAATTACATCTCCAATGTATGATGCAGTTGGTGGATTTTTAGCTTGCGACATAACAGCAGGTCTTTCCGTTAGAGTAGGCCAACAATCAAAACGATAAGCACAAAACTTACACCCGTCATTAAGTATCTTGTTGCCTGTCTCCTTGCCTCTAAACTTCTCTGGTACTGGTTGAAAACACTTTTCAAATTTATTCTCCTCTACTGTCTTTACTGTATCTTTAATCTTCTGAACCTCTGCTTCAAGGTCAAGACCTGTAGCTGGTACATATTTGAAAGCACCGTTAGCTTTGTTCACTACCCACCAACCACCGACTTTCTTGCCGGATGCTTTTGCGTAGCCAGCTAACTGTCCTATGTATCCGAAACCGTCGCCACTGGCAAGGGTGTCGTAGGATTCAAATTTGTTTCGATATGACCAGTCGGAAGCTGATTTAATATCATCGACAGCATCGTTAATGACAATATCATATGACCCATTAACAACAGTATCCCCGCAGTCAAGGCTAACCTTTTCACTATCTTCATATTTAATCCCTGCTTCTTTTAGAACTCCCTTGAAGACAGCTTCAACAATGTCTCCAAGCATCATGTTCATTATGAATGTATTTGGGAATGGTAGTGCGACCTCTGGCTTATTCTTTTGATACCAGAGTTGGCAGGTGGGGCGACCCACATTAGACATTCTCATCTTGAAATCGCCCCGACCTTTACCACCGCCAAACTGTCTGCGCATTGCATCAGCAACGTCATTAGCGACTTGCTTAATGGTATCGTCAGAAATGGTGCTGTCACCCTTGACAGCATTTTCCATGTACTGATGCAATGCTAGTTCAGCCGGATGGTTCATTATGCTGCAGCCTCATCATCTAACTCAATGTCAACAAGGCCATCAACTACATCAATGTCATCGTCTTCCATACGTGAGTTAGCTTTCTCTGCCCACTGGTTGATGATGTAGCTGTTGTAGTTATCAATCCAAGCCATGAAGTCACCAAACAAAACCTGATCTTCTTCAGTCAAGTCAATAGTATTGGATACATCAAGGGATGCCACAGGCACGTAGTAAGATGCGCCAGTTGGTATCTTACGCTCTGCTGTATTAGCAGAGATGATGTGTTGAGGTGGCAACCGCTGCATCTTAGCCAATGATGCAAAGCTGTTTCCAATCTCCTTGAAAGCATCACGGTTATCAATCTCCCAAATAAATGGGGTAGGCTCCACATCTACTTTCTCTCCTTTATCATCTGTAGGATTAACCAACTCAACAATACCCTGTACGACACGTACACGTTTGATCTGCTTAATCAAGTCCTGCATCTTCTCAGGCAATGCCTTGAAGTCTTTGATGTAACCTGCAGGTTTACCACAGTTAAAGCCACCATCATTATCTTTCAGATCAGATTCCATCTTGCTGTCATCTGTCATCAAACTCTTGATGAAACGATTAGGTGTCTTAGCATCACCCATAACATAACGCTTGTACATGAAGCGTTGTAGGAATGGACGCATCTTAATACCAGAGGCATAGTAAGTCGGGCCATCTGGAATCTCTAGCTTGTATGCTCCACCCTCAATTACTTCTACGTTAACATTTTTACCGTTAACTTCTGCAGTACCCATGATAGGCGAGTGATGGATGCGCAGCCTAGCTAACTGGCTAGACTTAGCTGATCCTGTAGTCTCGTTTGCTGTACCCATAGCCTTTGCCATAGCTGCGTAATTATTAGTGTCGATTGTAGTTAATTGTGTCATACATTTCTCCTTTGTTTTCTGCGAATGAGCCATAGTTATATCACGCCACGTCTTTAGTGTCAAGCCAATTCGGACCAATTTTTGACTCTAAAAGTAGAGGAACATTAAAATTTATTCCCCATCGTGTCGTTATCAGTTGAGGTAATTCCTTATTAGTGCTGTTTATGATATTGATTACCTGATCTTCTTCGTCAGGATGTACATCAATAACAATACTGTCGTGTACCGTATTCACTATGCAAGAATTTTTACCCTGCAAAAGATGTTCTATGTGCAATAAACACAGCGGTACTATATCGCCTGTAGCAAATCCCTGCACAGGATAATTCTTTATCTGTGTAAAGTGTGACACTCTACCACTAGCACGTCTCTCTACATCAGGAAAAGCATACTCACGTCCTGATGGAGCCACTATTTTAGAGGTAGTTAAAGCCTCTTTAGCCAGTCTGGAATGCCAAGCTGCGACACCTTTGTACTTTTCTGTGAAGTGTTCGTAGTAGGCTGCTTCTGCTTTTGTTCTGCCATATCCCGTTGCGCCGTAGAGTGGAGCAAACGTATGCGCCTTTGCATCCTGTCTACTCGTAGGCTGACCAGCATCACTAATAACTTTAGCGGTGTATGCGTGTACATCAAATCCAGTAGATACTTCTTCAATTGCAACCTCATCTTGTGATAAATATGCGGCAGCGCGAAACTCTAGCTGCGCAAAGTCAGCCTCAAGTATCTTACCACCTTCAAATCGTGACACGAATACTTTCTTCACAGGAAACGTGCCGCCACGTGGCATGTTCTGCATATTTGGGTTAGCACCTGACAGTCTACCTGTAGCTGTACGATGCTGCAGTAAGCTAACGTGTAGCATACCGTCTTGTTTGGTGTAGGTCTTGATGCCATCAACAAACGATGACAGGTAGGTATCAATAGCAGACAGTCTTCGTACCTTATACAAGAAGTCTACTGCATCATCCATACCTTTAGACTTAGCACCTGCCTCAAGCAATTCAAGGTTGCCCTTGCTTGTGGTAAAGCCATTGGCACTAGCCCACTTAGCTGTAGGCGGCTTGAACTTAAAGCCAGCCTGTACGTCAGTAGGATTGAACAAGAAGCCAGCAGTGTCACAAGTAGGACACTTGCTAGGCTTTGCGAATGGATCACCATTCTTCTTGGTCTTACGTATGTAGCCACTACCGTTACACGTGGAACACTGGACTGCGTTAGTCCTGTACAGTCTCTGTGTACGTGTGGCAACCATCTGTCGGAACTCAGTGTCAGTCATGTATGGATCAACCATAGATGCCCAATCACTCTTGTCAATGACCTTACGACCATAGATAACCCAAGATAATTGCTCTGGACTGTTAAGGTTGATAGGTGTGTCACCCATTACCTTACGTACATGAAGCTGTAAGTCGGTAGTAAGTTGCTGCTTCTCTTGCTCAAACTCCTCACGCACTTCCTCTAGCTTAGACAGATCAACTGCAAAGCCTCGCTGATATATCTTGGTCAGGCATTTAGCTACACGATTAGTCAAACGAACAGTAGACAGCAAACCTGTGTCCTGTGCAGTGTTAAGGCGATACCATAGCTTGTCAGCAAGCTGCTGCGTAGCATGAAGGTCAGCAGATAGATACTCACACAACTCGTTGTATGGTATGTCTCGCGTACTGTAGCCCTTCTTGAAATACTCTTTCAATGTATCTTGCTTCTTTGTATCGCACTCGTAGCGTTCTGCACAAGCCTGTAGAGATAGCGGTTCCTTAACACCGCGCTGCAATACATACTCAGCAAGCATAGTATCAAAAACTGCACCATCATACTTGAACCCTGACTCCCATAGCCATAGCAAATCGTATGCCACGTTGTGACAGATCAGTACAGTAGCTTGGTCAAGATACCACTGCACACGCTCGTGGTAGTCAGCTTGACTAGGTACATCAGCGTGGTCAAAAGGGAAGTGATGCTCAACACCTTGATCTGTAAGTACCCCAACCATAGTCAATGAGTTAGTAGGCTCAAATGGGTCTAGGTGCATCTTACCATCACGATGCGTTACTGTATTCTCTACGTCCAATGTTAGCTTCATGCTGTATACCTCGCTGTCTGATATTCTAATTGACAGTGTACACTACCGTGCCAGCCTGTCAACTTATTTTTTACTACGTTAAGATGGCGTTCAATATCTTCTTCATCCTGTCCTTGTACTGGTGGGTTCTTTGCAATCAATACCATCAAGTCAGCTTCAGCAGCCTTACCTGTACGTGAGCCTTCCATCATTGATTGGTTAAGCACAACCTTACCCTCTGCCTCTGCAGATAGCTGAGACATATAGAATACTGCACATTCATGCTGCTTGGCAATCATACGTGCGTGAACTGCGTTAGCTTTGAGGGCTTCATCTGCACGAGCAAACCCACCTGTCTTGGCAAACTTATCTCCCATGTCCAAGAGAACTATGTCAGGCTTGTATGCCTTGCATACACTCTCTACCCAATTCATGTCACGTCCTGTAGCATCCTTGATCTTGATACGTTCCTTGACAGGCGCATACAAGTCACGTGCCTTACTAGGATTAGCCTTTACCTCTTGCATAGTCATGCCTGTGGCAGCAGTCAGGTATCTTGCACCTACACGGTGATAACCTTCCTCGTTACATAAGATAATACAGTTAGCACCCTGATGTGCAAACCCACCCGGACTAGCAATCAAGCTAGCGTGAAAGGATGTCTTACCAGTGTTAGGCCGCGCACCAATCTCAATCAAGTGACCAGCGTTCACGCCCTCAACCTTACGAACCAAGCTAGATATGTTGAATGTCCAACGTGCCTCAAGGTCATTACGAGCAAGTAGTGTTTCGATGTCAATGTCATCCCACTCAATACTCAAGTTAGGTGTGAAGTCATCACCGTATTGTTCAAGCATCTGACGCAACGGCTCAAGACTAGACTTGTCACCATTCACATAATCAAAACCCAAGTTAGCAATGTCTTCACCGATAACCTGTTGAAATAGCTTAGATAATACTTCTTGTGCTACGTCACTGCCCATTGGCTGCTCACGTTTAATCTGCCCAAACAAACTACTGTACGATGATTTCTGTGCGGTAGTGAGGGTAGGATTGTTAGCCATGAACAATGCCTCAATCTCGTCTGGCGTTACAGTACGCTCGTATCTGTCCATAGCTGCGTCAATTGATTGCTTGATCTTGCGTACATCTGAACTAAACAATCTGTCAGGGCAGCGAGAACCACGATGATCCTCGTAAAACTGCCTGTCCATCAAACTTCTAATCAGTGATAATTCCATTTAAATTCTCCATATCTGTCGGGTCACGATATTTGATGTCATCTTTCAAACGTAGTACACGAACATCGTTCACGTGTCCACGTAATTCTTTTGCCATAGCCAGCGTCTTAGGTAATGCATCGGGGTCTAACGCTACTACGGCTGTCGAGAACTGTGCAAGATACCTTTTATGCGACTCTTGCAAACTTGTTCCAAGAAGCGCAACCCCGACAAAGTTACCGTAACCAACAACGGCTGCACTTACACAGTCCTCAACAACAACTGCGACTTTACCACAACCATGCGTGTATGGCAAGCCACTTTTTCCATATCTTTTCCATTTAGGTAAACGATATCCAGATAGCGATCTACCTGTTGCATCTATCATCTTACCTTCGTGCATGACAGGGAACACCACACGGCTTTCCTTTACGTCATACAACAAACCTAATTCATCTATGTCTAAGCCCCACCTATCGCACCACCTGTTCATGTACACGTTGTCACGATGAGGTACGATGTAGGTAGGTAACTCAAATGTACCCATAGCAAATTCTTCTGCGCCAGCAAAGCCAGCCTTTATATCTTCCACAGACAGATGCACACGTGTGCCACCTGATACCCTACAAGATACCTTGTAGCAATTCCACACAAGACTGCCCATGTTATTGGTAGCTGTAAATGTTTTATATCCCTTACAGTTAGGACAGTTCATTCTTTTAGTCTCACCGTTACTAAGACCTAAATCACTTACTATGTTATATATATTATTCATGTAATATCACTTTCCTTTGCGGCAGTTGAATGCTTATATCACGAGTTCTTACGTGCTGTCAATGCATTATTTGCAGATACATACGTATTTTTTAGGTATGGCTTTACCGATTGTGGGTTAGCGTGTCCTGTAACCGACATGATTTGTCCTATACCCACCTCTGCATCCACCATCTCTGTAACACCTGTGCGTCTTAGATCGGATAGGCGCAATTCTTTTGATAAACCCGCTTCATCCATCAGCTTACGTGCGTACAATGGTAGCTTATACATTGTATAAGGATGATACGCACCCTTAAAGGGGTTAGGTTTGGGTGCTACATACTGTTGGAACCCAAATTCTTCCTCTTGTTGTATGAGCATATCAAGTAAGTCATCGTCAATAGGCAACTCTACCTGTGCATTTCTCTTCGATTGCTGTATCACGACACGTTTAGTCTCAAAATTTAACATATCCCACGTCAGTAGTCTCATGTCACCTACTCGTTGACACCATTCATATGCCATGTGAGCAATCAAACCTATGTTACGAGTGCTAAAATCACTGTACGCAGCGTCTAGCAGTTTCTTGACATCTCCCTTCGTCCATACAACCTTACGCGGCTGTGTGGCTCTCCTGCGTACCGTAGCGAAAGGATTGATGTTACAGTGTTCCATTCTTACCGCGTAATTAAATACAATTCTAGTTACAGCCATGATATGATTCGCAGTCGAGATACCACGATCACACCACAGGTCATAAGATAACTTAGCTTGCTTAGTGGACATCTTAGTGACATCCACCTCGCCAATGACTACCCCCTCAACAGAGGTAGCCAATGAATTGTTTAGGCAATATTGATAGTGTGCCTTAGTTTCATCACGTAAGTTCTTGAAATCGTGTGATAAATAATATTCATTAGCTACCTGTTTTAGTTTCATCATATTCTCCTAAATGTATTTGTTTTTTCATTCAGTTCTTCAAATACTGAACCCGCGCCAATACACAAGCCTACTGGATGAACTTTACTTTGTACCTTATGCAGAAGAGCATTGATAGCAAGGTTGGAATCAAGGGCTTGCACTTCACAGCGCAAGTACCCTTCCATACCCCTCATTTTAAATGTTATACGAAACTTCTTCATGCTGCTACCGCCTGAAACTGTGGCGTATTTACCCAATTAGCTACCTCAATCTCACGCATGAACAGAGACTTAGATTGTGTGTCGCTGCCAGTGTTACGCAGGGCAAAGCCATTACGCTCATCAGCATAGGTAGCATAGTTAGTGAAGGCAGAATACAATGCCCACAGATTACGTCCTCGTGTGGCTACCTCTTGATTGTATAAGCCATACATCTTCTCTGACTTACGGTCAGACTTCATAATGCCCTCAAGCATAGCCTTGACATCAACGTGCATCAGGCTTGTGTTTGCCCAGCGTTGCATCTGTTCTGCCTGTGCAGTGAAGTCCTGTTGTGACTTGTGCAGTTCAGTGATGAACCTGTCGAGGCTAAAGTTGCTGGTGTTCTTACGCATAACTTTATTGTGATCGCCTGTGATCTGCCCATTGAGACAGAAGAAGTCGATAGCACCAAAGATAGTGGTGTTAGAACAAGTGCCGTTGACACCATGCAGCGCAATAATACGCTTCATCAAGGTAGTCTCGTGCTTGTCAGTGGCAATCTTGGCAGTCACGTTGGGCAAGGTCATGTCCATCATAGCCCAGCCATCTTTATGTGCGCTGCGCCAATTGATCTGTGCGCCTTCCATGTCATAGTCAGACAGTGTTTCAGTCGTAGTGTCCATTACGTTGCGGAAGAAGTCACCATGTGATGCACAGGTAAACCCATTGCCTACGATACCAATGTAGTCACCAGTGTCACCGTTGATGACATACTTCTTATCGTCAACTTTAGTTGGCTCAAACTCAACATTGAAGTCGAGGTGTTCTGGAATATATTCTAGCATATCTAATCTCCTATCGTTAAGTGATATTGTGTTATATATTATATTCTAGTAAATGTCAACACCTAGTAGCCCCAAACTTTTACTTCAACATTGTCATCGACAATGAGCCGCTTCAGTGCGTACCAAGCCTCGTCCATGCTACGTAAATCCTCGTAGCTAATCTCGCACAAGTCAGACACGGCCTGTCTGATAGGCACGAAAGCCTGTAACATTTCCAGTACAGCCTGCTGCTGTTTAGGTGTCATGCTTTTCCATGTAGCAGCAGCTTGCTCTTGCCTAATCTCCCATTCTGATTTAACTTTTTTGTTTGGCATATCTATTCTCCTTTCAGTTTACTATTGCAGCTAAAATGTGAGCAATCAATTCGATAGCTATCCATCCAATTACATACTCCATTGCTGCTTATCTTTCATCCATTGTGGCATCTCACGGCCTTTGTTATAACGTGCAAACTTTGATTTGTCAACAACATAAAATGCACGATAGGCCATGATAGGCCAACGCTCATCTGTCTTGAGGTCATCATGACCACTGAAGCATTGAGGGTGCGGCGTTAATCCAACAGCACCTTCACCTGTCGTGTTTGGTATGTGCTTTGTGCCATGATACAACGCAGCCTTATGCTTACCTGCCCCATGATCCTTGCCGTAGCGGTGTGTGTACTCACGCAGCATTGCGTCATACAGGGTGTATGCAAACTGGTAGTTAGCCTGTGTTTCCATAGCCCACAATGTGCATGGATGCTTCTGGTGTACTGGTTTGTATAGTCCATGCTCCTCTGCGTAGTCAGGTGCATGATGCCACAGGCTAGTGCATAGCATCTGCGCTTCTTCCAATGGCATCTTGACAATGTGCTGGTCACATAGCTGCTTGGCTATGGCATCGGGGTGGTGATCAATCAGAAATCTATTCATCTGCACAATTCTCCATGTACCATTTCTTGAAAGTGCGAAACGCCAGCAGCTTGTATGCTTCTAGGTCTAGGTTCTCCCAATCGGACAAGTCAATGCCAGCAACATCGTGAGTGTTCTCCATCTCACCATCTAGCATTACCATGATAGCGTTGGCTTCATTGCGTGTTAGCTGTAGCCATACTGTGTTTGATTTAGCCATCGTAATCGCCTCCTTTATCACGCAACTCAAGTGTGTCTACATCAGCATCGTCACCGATGTATGAATAGTCGTAGTGAGGAAGATTGAATAAGGCAACAGTGCCATCTTCATTACGCACATAGTCATCCTCATCATGGTCATACACATACATAGGCATATCCCATACACCTATCGTGTATGCTTTATCAGGGTCAAACATTGTCATTCTCCTTTCGTGGATAATATACCTCTACCATGCTGTCGCATTTAGGGCAAGCCAGTATTGTTACCATGCTAAACTCATCACCTCGTGCGTCAGCATACTCATCTAGGTCATGGTCATTGCCCCAGATTAACTTGGTATTACAGTGCCAACAGTTCATATGTCAATCTCCTCATCCAATTCATCTATAACAGACTTGGTGTAGTAACACAAGAAGTTACAGCTAGGGCATTGCTCTTGTACTGTTTCGTGCATCTCTACATGGTTGCAGTTAAGACATTCATGTTGTGTCATTGTCTTGCTCCTATCACCCAATCTTCTGCGGTATCCTCTGCATATTGCTGCGAGTGTCCAAGCAGATTAAGTTCATCCACAATAGCACCATCCTGTATAAGCACAATGGTATAGCTGCCATCAGGTTCTTTGAATACACACGACTTGCGGTATGATATGTCACCTCGTGAGCAATCTTCATCACTGTAAAACTCATGCAACAGCATCTTCATTCTCCTCTGCATACTCAGCTATACGCTCACCAATACCAAACTCAAGGTCAAGTTCAGGGTAATCTTCCACTACACTTTCCACATCAGTGGTACACCAGTCATCACCATCGGTGTATTCACCAATGTATCCCCAGCCTTCATCAAGGTAACGTGCATTGATTTCAAAGCCCATGTCCACCAGCTTGTCAAAGACAGGGATAGGTGGCGACCATGCAGTGTAGAAGTACAGTTGCATTGTGTTAGCATTAATGCGAGTGCATTGTGTTTCATACACATCCCACTTTGTACCCCAGTTCTCTAGCCGCCATTCGTACCAGCCTTGCACTTCATAGTTATCTGAAATACCAGAAATCTCTAACAACTTCTCATCCATAGGGATAAGTGTCTGGCATAGAGGTGTGTCCTCTGTGTTCATGATATTGTAAATCATGTCAATCTGTTGGCTGTCATCGTGTGACAGGATTACTCTGTTATCTGTGTGATTAGGCATATCATTTCTCCTTCAATGCATCCATTACTAGGTATATAATTATAGCCAAGCCTACTACCAGATACCCAACAATGAACAGGTCATCCATGCCCACATCAGGCATCTGGTTTTGTAGGCACAGGATTGTGTTGCAGTTAAGCATTGCCCTCTACTGTGGTATGACACGTGCTTTTGATTTTCTCCCACTCATCATCGTCTAGTTTTTGTTCGATGATTTCCCACTGGTCTACAATGGTATGCCACAGTTCCGGTTTTTCTTCGCGCATCTCAGGCTGAGTGTGGAAGATTTCTAGGTAGTCCTCTTTCATGGTATGAAACGACATGCGTTCCGGCTTGGTTAGTAATTTAGTCATGTGCTATCTCCTTTTCTAGTCACCAAATGTCTGATAATACATATCATTATACAGTTCTTTACCTAGAGTAATTAGCTTTTTCTGTTCACTCTGAAGCAGATTAAACCATGTATCTGATGAGCAGTCAACAGGCCGAATACAATTTTCTAACAGTCCCCGCAAATGTTTCTCACATGCAATTATGTAGTGGTCAAAGCTAGGCTTTTGCTTTAGGTAGCCATCACCATCCCAATCAAATTCCTTGCCTTCACTGTCTACAATTTTATCGTCTTTGTCCACCCACAAATCCCAATTAAAATGATCACTGACTACCTCATCCCAAAACCAATCTAAATTGGCAGGACTGTTATCGCCATCGTCAGTCACATCCCTAAAAAGAAACGTAGGTTCACCAGACGTAAATTCATCGTACTGATTTTTGTGGTGTTTGTCAAAGAAATCTTCTATGACAGGCCTACAAAGCATAGCAACATCCTCATCGTGAAAGGTTGCCCAAACATCTTGCTCGTCATCATCTGCATCATGCATTGCCTCATCCCAACCCAACAGATCAGGACAGCCCCTGCTATCAAACTCAGGAACAATCACATTGTAATATTCAATTCCAGCTACAATCTTAGTCATTATGGATATCTCCTACCTTGGTGTGAGGCAATAGCTGCCTGTTCTGGTTCATCTAAATCGAATGTGCGGTTGAGGATAGTAACTCGCATTGATTGGTCTTTGATGCGCTGTCGCTTCCATTCAGGTGCCTTCTTGCTCACCTTCTTGATACGCATTTTTCTCGTGTTTACTCGCATTTTGCTCATCCTTTTGTCTATTGTTGGAACCCTTACCCTTGTTGGGCTTGAAAGTCTGCGGCCTACGATTGTTAGATGCCGCCACTGGATTGTGTACCCTCGTTATCCTACTCATTGTATGCATACCACCTTTCTGCGGCATTTTTTATCCTATTATTATATTTGATAGCATAGCCAGTGCCAGCAGTCAAGTCACCTTGTGTGATTAGATGCTTGTGCATATGCTCCACGCTATCCCATTCATCCAATAGTCGCTTGGCTAGTGCGTCATATTCATCATCATTCAATACCTGCTTGTCGCAATGGTAGTATAGATAGCTAGACATCAGGTAGTAAGGCACTAGCTGATTTTTGTGTAGCATATCTATTCCTAGCGTGTTCATATCAATTCCCCAGTTTTTATGTTGATGTTAAACCCGCCCACAGTATTTAATGATTTAACTTGTGTGGCAGTCAGGCACTTTTGTTGCATCAAATCATTAACAATGCACCTGCTTTTTCTATTGCTTGGGTAGTATCTCGACACCCCATAAACTTCTTTAACTGTAAATTCTAACATAGCATCAGTCATATCATTACCCCTCATCTGCCATTGTCATTATGAAACCAGTCAGGCCACACGCCGATAGCGCAAGGCACATAATTGATGCCACCATGTGTTCAGAGTGTAGCAGTATAAACGACACAAAGAAAAACAGTAGGCACATACCTAAACCAATAGACATCAAAATAAGTTTATCAAACATTTTCATTATTTCCCTGTACTGATAACGATAAGAGATAGGCAAGGGGTGCAGTGCCTTACTGATCGCCTACGATTGCGCCTTCCGACAGCGCACCCCTCTTTTTTGTAGCTGTATCTGATGCAGATACTACACCACAAAAATATGTAGGCAGTTTAACCACTTGCCTAGGTGTCTTCACACCAAAAGGTGAGGGGGTTGCACACTGACCATTTACGCGAATTATTCTTCCACCCCTAAGTCACGCGACCCTGTATTTATACTGTTAGGCCTTCAGTCGCATAGCTAAAGAACACTCACCTTTAGGGCGTTGTTGATTAGCTACACTTCCCTAGTGTACCCACCTATTAAGGCAAGACAATAGGACGATGAGAGCCTGTTTTCGTGGGCGTTGGTGCATATTCTGCACAACCAGCTTGTCACGTTAGGCCAGTTAATTTCTGCGAGGGCTAACCATACCCACCTACATTTAGTTTTGTGTCGATGTAGGCTTAACCGTGTTTATACTCACCCGACAATTTTTTTATGCCATCTGCATGACAGCAGTGACATGATACTTGCTTACTTTTTGTGCCGTGTCAAGTGCTTTGTTTGCACGATTGCCAGCCACATATGCACACCATGAATCCCACCAGTATTGCGAACCACCAGTGTCAATAGTCAACTGCACATAGTCGGCAATCTTTTTGAGTTTCAATTCGTGCTTGATGCCCTTGGAAAATTTGAGTGCAGACCTAGACAATCCAAGCCTATCGCAGTTATGGCTATCAATACACGCCACGTTAAAGCCTAGCATCTGAGCCACAAACGCAGCTTTGACAATGCCAAGGTTAGGCACGTTAGTCAATACATCTATGGCACCGACTACATCATTAGCTTTTACCGCAGCTTTCATAGCGGCATACAATACATCTTTGTGTTCTTGTAAATACAAATAGCCGTCACGCTTGTTGCCCCACAGATATTTACTAGACGCACCATTCACGTCAATGTCTAGCATCTGATTATGGGTTGAGTGTAGGCTTGCCTGTATTGTAGTCAAAACAAACGTAGCCATTCGCACCAGATTGTCAGGGTTTTTGAGTGCAAACCTAGCAATCTTTTTGTTGTCTGTAGCGTACATAAGTCACCTCATTGGTTGGTTGGTGTGGTTATGGGGAGCAATGCCCCTAAGATAGAGACATTACCCCCGCGAAGTCAAGCACGTTTTTTGTGTACTGCTGCACCAGTTGGCGCACAAGCTAGATCAGTAATTTGAGCAACGTCAAACGCACCAAAATCAATGACATGATTTTTGCGGTCTAGCGTCTTGTCAATACCAGTCATAAGCAATTCAAACGTGGTGATTGAATTAGACAGAATGCGAGTGCCAAACTCAGCTTTTAGCTGACGTGCTGCGACACGGCTTGCCTTGTAACAGCGCATTTTTGACAGCTTGTTGCCTGTCTTTTTCTTGTACTTGGTAGCAATCCTTGCAAACTTGCGTTGGTTGGCCTCAGACAAATTTTGACCTGTCAGACCAGAAGATTGAAACCAATAGCGTACATTCACATTGATAGTTTTTGAAGACATAAGATAGTCCTTTCGCGGTAGTTGTTGGTTATATGGGTATAGACATTACACCCCATAACAACACCAGTCAAGCGCACAAAGTTATGGGGCAACAATAAATATCTGACACGTTGCCTAGCATACCGTTGCCCCATTGTTTTTGTGTTCTTTCATCTCAATTTTCACCCGCCTTGCTAGGGCAGTTTTTCGCACATAATTGCAGTAGCGGCATATCCAAGGATAGCTAGGGCATTTGCGTTTTGTGTAGTTATATTGAGTTTGTATATAGATTTTTTCACCGCCTTAGATGAAGTCCCCGCAGCACCGTGCGGTATGGCTAGACAATATACAAAACTAGCCTGTTACATTACGCCCCTTTACAATTGGAGTTGGGATTTCCCTTGCTGCCCTTGTCGATCATACACTATCTGCCTTGGTAGCTAGTGCTGTAATCCGACTGGTTGCGTCAAGTTATGACCACCCTTCGCCCGTGTATAGTCCACACATGGTATCGGTTCGCTAGGCTATCGGTAGTTTGACCGGTCTTTGCCCTCTGTTTTTTACTAGGTGACACCTAGGCGGGTTTTATACAAGCAATGTTTGCCGCGCTTGTTTTCAGTCTCATTAGGCTATTCTAATTCACTTCGTTAGTCAATCAAAACTTAACCCGCTGGCATCGTATCTGGCTTTGTCTCACCTTGTAGCTACCCCAAGGGCTTGTCGCTAGTGATTAGGCTGTTGTCGTTTCGATGCTTAGAGATTGCCTGAATAATTTATTGAAGTCAAATGCTAATGTTTTCAATGTGTTAGCAAAGTAGGGTCATTGATTTTATTAGATAAATTGGCATTTGGTGGCTTGAATTATTTTCAAAATAAACAGATTTATTTTACATCTCTTTGTTTTCATTGAATAAATTAGAACAATTATTTTTTGTGATGGGGTAGTATTGTTTTATTTCAATGACTTAGCAATTTTTTGTTTTATATATATTAAAGTATAGGGTTTATTTTGTGCATCGTCCTTTCGTTTTGTGCCAATTTTTGAGACTTTGCCCTTTTCACTGGCTGTTTCAAAAGGCAATTGATAGGTGATCACTTGCTTTTTTAACATTTATTCTGCAAAAACAATGCTTTACCCTTTATTCTGCTTTAATTTTGATAAAAACGTCAATTTTTGAGACTAACTATCGAATTTTGTTGCGGGTAGGCAGGGGCCACGCCCCCCAACGTAGTATATATATACATAGAAATACACAGATTAGGTAAATTGACTGTTAACCACAAGGGCAATAGACAACTACTCATGCTCAAGTATTGTGCAACATGCCTAAAAAATAGGCAACTAGGGTGGGCATAGGGACTATTTTATATATATATATGTAAAAGGGGGTTGACAGGCATATAAAATTCTGGTATAATTACTTATAACTAGAACACACTAACAGTGTACACTAAAGTGTTTATTACTTAAACTATAAATACACTTAAATAAAGCATTTAAATGAAATTATATTTTTATTGCTAATACACTAAAGTGCAACACCTAAGTGACTCCCTCATACATAACTAATATCTGTGCTTATTAAAGAAAGTTCTTGACATTGACAAAGAAATCTGTAAAACTATACACAGATAATGTACTTGATGCATTCTATGATGCTATCCGTACAAATTCATTAGACCGTCTTCATATCCCTCACAGTGATGTATTCTACGTGCGCACAGCATTGGATGCTAAGTTCTTCCCGCGTACCTTTACACTTAAAGAGACTGAGGACTATATGCGATTAGAGGGATGGAAGGAAAGAGATGAGTGATGGAACTTTATACCTTTTTTGTGTTCTTCTCCGTGATCGTAATGCCAGACGGGGAACTAAAGTCTTACGCACGTAATGTAATTGAGTGTCCTACTTTAGAGATTGTACGTGAGATGCATAGACCTAGAATGGCTAGTGGTGAGATTGTAGACTGGGCAGCTACGTGTTTGACAACAGAACTACCACTTACAATACCAGAAGGACTGAAGACGTAACATGGCTATACCTGAAAGAGTAAAAACTAAGATGAAGGAAGAGGGGCTATCTGGCGTTAATAAGCCGAAGCGTACTCCTAATCATAAAACTAAGTCACACTGCGTAATGGCTAAAGAAGGTGACACATATAAATTTATTCGCTTTGGACAGCAAGGCGTTAGTGGTGCTGGTAAGAACCCTACATCCGCAAAGGATAAGGCACGTAAGAAATCCTACTATGCACGTCATAATGCACAGGGGAAACCGACCAGCAAGCTGTCAGCGAAGTATTGGTCACATAAAGTTAAATGGTAAAGGGAAGTTGTTATGGGTAAGTTAAATGCTGGCATGAAGCTAGGAGATATTGTGCTACAGGCTACTGGCAGACAGTTAAATCGCTTGGGAAGTAAATTAGGTATGGACAAGGACATTCTTAAAGGCATGTCTGAAAATCAAGTTAAAGGTGCTATATTAGATGAATCTCAAAAATATATGCGCAATAAACGTAGAAATACTAATCGCCGTGTTGGTGCTGCCGCCGTTACTGGTGCTGCCGCCTACGGTGTCGCTGACTTTCTTCACGATATGCTTGGTATTTCTTCCGTTGGTGATGGAACCCTGTCAGCTTCAGAAAGAGCAAAAACAAACAATAAAAAACCTAAGACACTACCTAAGTCTAAGCCAAAGAAAAAACCTATGCCTTTACCAAAGCCAAAACCTAAAAAATATAACCTAAAGGCAGGCGGGAAAGGCACAGCAGCACAACGCTTAAAAGAAATAGAAAAGAATAAGGTGTTAGATAAAGTTAAAAAGGCTGCAGCGAAAGGAAAGGGGAAATAGTTATGGCTGATGAATCAACAGGTGAAAAACAAATGACTGCTTCTGAGAGAACAGAATTATATGATGTTCTAAGAGGTATTCAAACAGGTACTATAGACCGTGCTACTGCTAAAGAAGTACAAAGTAGATTAAAATCTGCGTACCCTAATACCTATGGTACTGTCCGTAGAGAGTTGGGTAATCAGTTAGCTAAGACATCTAATAGCAAAGGTAAAGCTATTACTAAAAAAGATATTCCTGTTATCGCTATTTCTGTAGGTGTAGGTAAAATGAAAAAACCTAAAAAGAAAACTAAAATGATGCGTGGTGGCATGGCTAATGGTAAAGAGCATATGTATGCAGCCGGTGGCTCAGTCAATGATGGCCTGAAAGCCCTAGCTAAGAAACGCCCGGATGTAGTAGCAAAGATACTCAAGTAATGGTTCTACGTAAGCCCCCTGCTATTAAGAAGAAGAAGCCTCGTAACTACCGTAAGGAGTACGATAACTACCACGGTAAACCTGAACAGATAAAGCGTAGAGACAGCCGCAATGCTGCACGTAACTCTCTCAAGAAAGCTGGCGTAAAGGTAGCAGGTAAAGACGTAGCACACAAGAATGGTAATCCTCGTGACAACCGACCTAAAAACTTAGCATTAAAGACACCAGCAAAGAACAGATCATATCCCCGCACAAGGACAGCAGGTAAACGCAATCCCTATGCATAGTATAGAAGCTGACATACGTAAGTGGTCACATGAGTTCCTAGAAGTACCTAATGAGAAACTTAATGGGCTACCACCATGTCCCTACGCTAAACAAGCGTGGCTAGACAACAAGGTTGTATTCAGGATAAACACAGGGGTAGATGGACTAGCTAAAGAAGTAGCAGACTTTGAGTCCCACGATTATGATATAGTTGTATGGGCTAGTCAGTATTTACCAGACATGGAATACCTAGACGGATGGTGTGATGGCGTAAATGAAGCCATGTCCATTGCAGGTAAAGATATGCACCTTATGGTGTTTCATCCAGACTATGACGCTGAAAAGGCAGGTCTGGACTTTTTAGTGGTTGAAGATGGTGTAGTAGATGTGAGCCTTGTCTACTGCATGGTATTTGTACAAAGGCTATCTACCCTAGACGATGCAGCATTGAGTTTGCAGAAGTCTGGGTACTACAAGCACTTCCCAAAGGATGTGTATGAATCATTAGTTATAGATAGACGGAGATTAAGAAATGGTAGCTAAGAAAAAGATGCGTGGCGGCGGTATGGCTAAAATGGCAAAGAAGAAAATGATGCGTGGTGGTGTTGCAGCCAAGAAGATGCGTGGTGGTGGCATGGCTAAGATGGCAGCGAAGAAGATGATGCGTGGCGGGATGGCGAAAAAGAAATGAGGAAGAAACTCGTTTATTACTTTGCAATGGCATTGCTTAACATTGGCAAGCCCTTTACTCGTATTGGCAACTGGTTCTGGAAAAAGCACAGAGATGTGCTAGACTGGAATGAGTAGCTATGCCTGTACTTTCTAACGGCTCTAAATTTGTGACACACGCAGTAGCACTAACTACGACTAGTGACACGGATGTGTACACAGTGCCTAATAATTTTTCATCTCACATAGAACATTTGTTAATTACAAACAGTGATAGCAGCAATCGTAATTACACTTTAAAGTTTTATCAGGCTGATACAGCAACAACATATACTTTATTTTCTTCTCATGCCGTAATAGGTAAGGGTTCAGAGTCTGTGTTTACTATTGATAAACCTCTGTATATTCACCAAGGTGATAAACTTATTGTCACAGCAGGTACAGTAGATACGCTTACTGTAGTCGTTGCTGCTGAAGAATTTTTTGACCCGACCCGATAGGAGATAGGAGATGGTACGTGTCCCTAAAAAACCCCCCGTTAAAAAGAAAGCCACACAAGCTAGAACGAAAAAGAAACCGACTGGAAAGGTTAGCCTTTCGCAAGGGGGTGCGCCACAAAGCAAGTCGAGAGTTAATGAAGCTGGCAACTACACTAAGCCCGGAATGAGGAAGCAACAGTTTAATCGTATCAAGGCTGGTGGCAAAGGCGGTAATCCGGGTCAGTGGTCTGCACGTAAGGCGCAGATGTTGGCTAAAGCATATAAGGCTGCTGGTGGTGGATATAAAAACTAATGGAAAAACAAATCATTACAGGTCTAATGGCTATTATGATTGGCCTTGCCGGTTGGAATCTAAAAACAACACATGACTTGAGTATTACGGTTAGCAATATGCAAGTTAGCCACGCAGACAAAAATGCTATTCAAGATATGAAGATGGCTATACAAAGGCTAGAATTACTACTTCTACAAGACCAATGATTGTATTCGTTTTGTATGTATACTTAGGTGCAAATGTAATAGATAAGACTCAAAAATTTATAGACATGGATAGATGCCTCTACTTTGCTGAAAGATTGTCCCGACAACAATCTGTTCCAGCAGGGGATGGTAAAAAAGTAAAAATAACTGCCGTATGTAGACCTGAACCCAAGTAGGAACCAACCAACATGATTGCCGAAACCCTCGCAGGTATAGCACTTGTAAAGAGTGCCGTAGATGGAATTAAAGGTGCTATCACTACCGCTAATGATATAAGTGATATAGCTGGACATATAGATAATCTATTTGCTGGCGAAAAACAAATTCAGCAAGAACGTGCTAAAAAAGCTGGCGTAGGTATAACAGACCAGTTCGGCGTAGATAATGTAGCACGTGATGTTATTGATGCTAAAATAGCAGCGGAAAAGCTACAAGAAGTAGCCACTATGGTAGACATGCGATTTGGACATGGCACATGGAAGGGCATACTAGCGGAAAGACAAAAGCGCATACAAGAAGCTAGAGAAGCTGCACTTAAAGCTAGGCGAGAAGCTATAGCAAGGCAAAATGAAATTATGGAAAATGTAAAGATTGCAGTAGGAATAGCTGTGATTACTGTAATTGCTATAGGATTTTTTATATTTGCTTTGACTGCATCTGCAATGGCATATTCATTATTTACTTGACAATTAGATTTATAAGTGGTATAACTGTATTATGAAAAAGCCTCAAAAAAGTTTAGCTAACTGGACAAAGCAAGACTGGAGAACTAAAAGTGGCAAACCCTCCAAGCAAACAGGGGAGCGTTATCTTCCGGCATCAGCGATTAAAGCCTTATCGCCAGCGGAATACGCCGCTACCACCGCCGCTAAAAGAAAAGGAACTGCTGCTGGTAAGCAATTCGTCAAGCAGCCTAAAGCGATATCAAAGAAAACCGCGCAATTCAGACGGGGAGCCTAATGCTTAATTTACTTATTGGACCTATTGCAGAAATAGCTGGCACATGGATGTCAGGTCAAGTCGAGCAGACTAAAGCCAAAGCGCAGACTAAGGTAGCTAAAGCGCAAGCAGAAGCTATCGTTATGCAGAAGAAAGCTACTGGCGAAATTGATTGGGACTTGGAAATGGCTAAAGGGTCAGCTAACTCGTGGAAAGATGAGTGGCTGACTATTCTATTTAGTATCCCCCTTATCCTAGCGTTTGTACCCGGCATGGAAGATGTAGTAGCAAATGGATTCGCAAGACTCAACGAAATGCCTGAATGGTATCAATATTCACTTGGAGTTATCGTTGCGGCTTCTTTTGGAGTTCGTTCAGCAACTAAATTCTTCGGTAAAAAATGATTACGGTAGAGCAATTCCTTGCTTGGAAGATATTGCCTCGCTGCATGATGCTGGCAAGCACAGTTATGTCTTGGCGATGTGCTGAATGGTTCATGGAACTAGACACGCCTACTGCTGCCCAGAGTGCGTTTGTATCTGTAGTAATGGGTGTAATGACGGGTGTATTTGGTATTTGGATGGGACATGAACATAAGGGAGATACAGTAGTTGAAAAACGTGTCTCCCCAAGTAAATAAAAGCCCCTGTGTAGGTATTTGTGTATTAGACAAAGACAGAATTAAATGTATCGGCTGTGGCAGAACTATAGACGAAATAATTAACTGGGGTAAAAACGCAAGTGAAATACGATAGAAACATTCTTATTGAGAAGCTAGTAGTAAGCGAAGGCTTGCGGCTACAAGTATATAAAGATACACTAGGAATTGATACTATAGGTATCGGCAGGAACCTAGAAGACCGTGGTATAACTAAAGAAGAACTAGATTGGATGGACATACCTAATATAGATGTCGTCTACGAAATGGGTATCACAGAAGCTGATGCGGTCTATCTAGCAACGAATGACGTACAGATAGTCGAAGAGGAACTGGTACGTGCGCACCCTTGCGTGGACAGTCTGGACGCTGTACGTCAGCTTATTGTCATAGACATGGCGTTTAACATGGGTGTACCTAGACTTTGTAAGTTTAAAAATATGTGGGC